ATGAAGGAACAACTGCACCAGAGATGATGTTGTTACCATACATGAAAGAACCCGCTACTGGTTCTCTGATTCCGTCGATATCGACTGGAGGTGCTGCAATAAATGCAACGATAAAGCATGCTGCTGCTGTTAGCAAACATGGGATCATGAGTACACCGAACCATCCAACATAGATTCTGTTGTTAGTTGATGTTACCCACTCGCAGAACTCTGGCCATCCCTGAAGGAGACCACCCTGTCTGCGTGTATTTGAAAGAGTTGTCATTAGTAAGACGTTTTTTAAGTAGGGCTTCAAGGGTAGAAGCGAAACTTTATTTCCAGTAATCCCTCACTACTGGATATTAGAGACGAGGTATTAGACTGCCTATAGGTCTCGGTTTGAGAGCAGTTTTGTAGTCAGGGTTACGATAATTTCGAGTCCTTCCTAATGTTAATGTTTTGAAAGTCAGACTTTCGTAACATTTGTTTACTTATTTATCATACATCATCGCTCAACTTCCCGTCAAGCTTATTTTTTGAGTATTTTTGCTTATTTTTAAAGGGATGTTTGGGAACTTTGTGCTTAGGGTTCCTTTTTAAGTCTCTCTTTACTTCTCTAAGAAACTTAAGGTGTTTTTTTATATCAGAATGATGCATCCTCTTCACAGTATTCACTTTCAACTGGAACTATATCCCAGTTATCCCAATCAACTTTGTGATCAGCCATCATTTTCTCTAGTTCATCTACGGTTACGCAGTGCTTAATGACTATAGTTTCTTCAGTATTCTTTTTGTAAATATGAAAAACTTTTTCTTTAATCATCGGAATTAAATTCTTACTTCTATATGTATTCATATATTTTGTATCATCAGATACCGTTTAGTTTGGATAACCGAAACTCTAGTTCACGAACACGCTTCTCTAAATCTTCGATGCGTTCTTGATCTGTTTTATTAGTTGGTTGTCCTGATGCAGGTACAAACGATGAGTCTGCCCACATCCTATTCCAAAGTCCAGACATAAAAATAGGGGGTACGTACCCCCTAATTATAACATTAAACTGGATTATATGCAGGAATCAAAATTCCTCCACCACCATCATCATCGTCATCGTCGTCGTCCCAAGGGAGATCACCAAGCATAAAGAAACTAACTATGAATACCGTTATGACGGGCATGAACAAAAACATCACAGTTTGAATGTATGTTTGTTGATCAACGTACATTAAATTAATCCGTGAGCGTATACTGGTAACCCAACTGTTGCTGTGATAGTTGTAGCTACAATAAAATAAAAGAATGGAATGTAACGTACAGACATAGGTTTTTTGTACGCTTCCATGACGTCGTGATAGTTCATTAGAATATACCTGGGGCGATCCAACCAGTGAAACCATAGTTCACTACTGCTGCGAGTAGACCAATCATCGCTAGTCTACCATTTAATTTTTCTGCAAATATCCAATGTTTCATTATACAAAACCTGGAATGAGTTGACCTGTTGTTAAGTAAGCACCGATCCCTGCGATGATACCGATCATTGCTAGTCTACCGTTAAGTTTTTCAGCAACTACCTTTTGTGCTTCTATTTCTTTAGTATTTGATGGGTACATTAGAATATACCTGGGATGATTTGTCCTGTTGTTGTATAAGCACCAACTGCTGCTACGAAACCTAGCATTGCTGCCCAACCATTAAATCTTTCTGCTTCTGGAGTCATTGTTTTTTACCTGTTTGTGTTAAAAGTGTGTCGATTGTGTGTATGGATTTAAAATCCTAGGATTCCACCAAAGAAAAAGTTTCCTGTGGTGACGTAGGATACAAAACCAGCAACTAAACCTAGCATTGCCCATCTACCATTGATCTTTTCAGCATTCTTTGCCCATGATTCATAGGAAATGCTCTCATCAATATAAGGACGAGTTTCGGTTGGATACATGTTTTGTCTTCCACCTGATTCAGTTACTGTAGTCATGTTAATCTTAACAATTTGTTACATTACGTATTATATATGTAACAAATCTTAAAAGTCAAGCCCTCCATTCATAAGAATTTCTTAACATTCATATAAGTTTGATATACTTCCATGTGTTTGTAGGGGATATGGGGTGAAGATCAGAAAAAAATCTTAATTTCCCATAGGTTAGGACATCAAGATAGAAAACCCATATAAATAAACAGGAAGATCTACATCTATACTAGCATGAAAAAATATTTAATGCTCGTTTCTCTTTTTGTTATTGGTAGTGCGGCACATGCTGGTGGGTTGAGTACTAGGCATCAGTCTAGTTTACAACACACAGTAGACGCACAAAACGCCACATACTCAAGGATGGGAAACTCATACGCCATCTCTGGTACCAATGTTACAACCACTCACGGAACTGGCGACAGCGCAGTGACTGGTGGACTAGGAGTCAACACATACAGTTCAACAACTGGTGTTGGAACAGTTGGTACAATCACGGCAGGTCAAGGAACAACTAACGGAACTGGATCCTTTTCGTTTGCACAATCATTCACTCAGGGTGATATAGCGGGAACTGGTTCGGACTATACAGACTTTGGTACTGTAACTATGACTAGCGCAGGCACACAGAATACCTCAGCTAACTCGCCAGGTACTATAACTGCTGCTCACGCAATTACCTTAACAGGTACAGGTAACGTAGGTACATCTACAACAGGTCAATTTGTAAGTGAAGTAACTATCTTTGATTAACACCATGAGGAATATATCTAAACTATTCCTCATGTTTTTCACAATGGGTGTAACCCCAGTCATAGCAGTGCCTGTGGTCCCAAATTTCCAACAGGGCTCGATGACCACTCACACGGAAACGACTTCTACTGTGACAGAAATTATAAATTCGATGGATTATAACACAGGCTATCAGTGGTCTGTCACAGGGAATGGGATAACAACCAACGATAATTTATCACCAACCACTACAACTAATAATGTAACGATTGAAGGAGTGAATACAACATGGACAGGAGTAGGGTCAACACCAACCTTTACGCAGACGACACCAGGAGCAGCGTTTCAATACACAGAAACGATGCAAGGACCAGGATTGTCGAATCACACAGTAATAAATCGCACAACAAACGTAACAAGCGTAACAGATACAACAAGTATCTTCAGTCAATAGCAATATCCCTTGCTATGACTGGGTTTATGCCGTCTGCTATAGCAGAAACAGTTGGTGGAGTTAGTGCGACTGCATCGCCGATCGCGAATTCCAGTGGCAGTGTCACCAATCAAGCTATACAGGTGTTACAGGGACCGTATATTACTAACACTTATGGTGGTGGTATACAATGTCAAGGTGCAACACTCAACGTTACACCATATGCAACAGGAACTGCATCAGCGCAAAAACCATATGAAGATTACTGGGATTCGCCAGTGTACGACATGTCTGACCTAGATGATAACGGTGTGTTAGACAATCCTGGGGACATACTCTACTACGTTCCTACAAGAACAGCACAGAAAGATAACTATAACATTTCACTAGGTGTTAGTGCTACATGGTCTAAACCATTAGATAAAGAAGCACAAGAGCAATGTAAAGAAGCAGTTGCTACACAGATAGCTCTACAAAAACAAGTAACTGCTAATAAAAGATTAGATTTTGAGGTCGCAAGACTGAAAAATTGTGGTGAATTAATGAAGGCTGGAATATCATTCCATCCAAAGTCACCATACTATAGTATATGTGCAGACGTTGTGGTACAAGGTGTGAATGGAGTCACTCCACATAACCATACAATTACACCTAATCCTCCTTCTAAGGTTTCTTCTTCTTCATCTTTAAAGGATCTAACCCTTTCGATTGGCGATATTGATTAGTCTTCCTTTCACTTCTAGATAACTCACGGTGTGTACCTGTTTTCTTTTGAATAGTAGCGATTGCTTTTTTTACTGCAGGTTTAAATAATCTTAATAGTAATGGTGTAGCAGTAGCTCCTGCAGTTGCAATGATTGCGATCGCTAATGTTGTAGATGCTTGATTTGCAGTGGGTAAAAATTTCTCAGCAGGTGTAGTAGGTTCGTACAATGTTACACAGATCTTACCATCCTGACTTAACTCATGACCTACAACTTTCTCATCACCAGACTGCGTGAGGTCACCGACTCTCAGTTGAGCAGGACCTGGACATGGAACTTCTGTGGGTATATTTGTTGGAACCTCAGATTTTATTTCTGGTGTGTCTGGTGGTGGAATAACAGGAGGTGGTGGTGCCTCCTGAGTCATAAGTAATTGATCTGGTTTATAGTCCATCGCATCATATGATGGATATTCTGCATCACAAAATACCAAGGCATTATCTTCATCGTCCTTGATAATTTCATTATTCCTATCGCTAAACTCATGTGCTTCAACACACCCAGGCATATCAATAATAGGATTACCTATTATGACTGTAGCAGGTGGTGCGTATGGAATAACTTGAGTTGGAGTTGTAAGTAAAAATTCTGGTATATCAGCACTGAATATACCTACATCTTTTATATACGTATTGCGAATATAGGAATCATTGATGTGAATCTTTGGGATAGACATTAACAGTTCTTATTCAAATCCTCAGCCATACCTCCACCTATTTCTGCCCCCTGATTACCGCCAAACATAGCGACCCAACCAGCAGCAACCCAACCAACAAAGGGGATACCACTAAGAGCAGGAGCAGCACTAGCACCAATACTTGTCCCCACAAGTCTTCCTGTACCTTTTGCGGATCCGATTGCTTCGATACAGGCTTCGCTTTTTCGGGCATCAGTTATTGCTTGTGCCTGAGCACCTGTTAAACCAGGTGGTTGATCTATCCAAGACCTAGCATTAGACACTGCACCACCTTGGTTGGTCTTACCATCCATGAAGTATTCTTCAGCAACCTTAGTTGTTTCTGTAGCAAGTCCTAAGAAACCACCTTTCTCTTTAATATCTTTCGTGATGTATGCAGTCTTAGGATCGTTTGCTTTATATGAAATAGCATATCCCTCGTCTGATACACTCACTTTATATGATGTGTAAGGACCTACAGGTAAATCAACTGATGGTAGTGGTGCTTCTTTATCTCTCGTGGCGATATATCCTATCATACCAAGATGTGAGACAGCGAATAGACTGCCTACCACACCAAATGATATCCACTTCCACTTATTAGTAAGCATGATAACCTCCTAGAACTTAGGAATAGAAGGAGAAGGAAGTGCTGGACCAGTTGCATTTGGAAGCATGTCTGGTAGAGAACCAGTGACTGATCCTAGTGCTGCCTCTGTAATTTTTGATTTAACGTCTTCAATGATTGCATCCTTTCTAATGAATACATATCCACCGAGACCAACTATTCCTAGTGCTACTGCACCTGAGAAAATAGCGATTCCATTAATAATTTTTTGCATGATTTTATTTGTCTGGGACAATTTTTACAGGACCTGATTCAATCCTGATAGTTTGTGCAGGAGCAGTCTCCGATGCCTTAGCGATAAGAAACTCCATATCTTTTTTAGATATGTTTGCATCTCCACCACCAGCAGCATTCTTTTTCTTACCTCCCGTCTGGACGCCAAAAGTAGCTAGCGTTCCTGTGAAGACCGAAGCTATGAAAGTTGGATCAATCTTTTCTCCTGCATCATATCCAGGTATTTTAACGTAGTTTAAAGTTAAAATTCCAGCGGACCACACGAGAACGATCACTCTTATAAGAGTCGCTAGGTATGCTAGTTGTTCCTCTTTATCATCTGCAGCTTCTTTAATCTTACCAAGGATACCTTTCGGTTTCTCCTCGACTTTCTTTGTATCTGCCATAATGTTTATTATTTGCTATTCTATTTATACTAGTTCTCGTCTGCCCTATAGGTATTTCCTCTTGGGAACAGCAATCCAACTCTAGGTCTCTTATCTTTTAATAATTCTCTACTGGTTCTGAGACCAGCAATTGTACCCGTCTCTGGTGCAGGTGGAGAGTTATTAGTCATGTACGTAATTTCTGCAAGACCTGTCCCTGATGGTGTTTCTGCTGGTACTGTTTCTTCATCAACTTCTTCAAAGAACCTAGGATAAATTTGACCAAACCCAAGTAATGCTGTAGGTCTACCAGGAGAAACAAAAACAGTTGGGTTAAGATATGTGAGCGTATAATTTATAACTCCTGGGCGAGGTCCCTTAGTCCACAGTGAAGTATGTTGACTTCCAAAAATTTTATTAAGTCCTTGATCACGCATATCTGCACTACTTAGTGTTAAGGTGTAGTTAAGAGTGGGTGGTGGTGTTTGATCTGTCCAATCAGAAGTATGTTGACTTCCAAAAAGTTTATTGAGTGCTGGATCACGCATTTGAACACCAGTATATGCGAAGGTATGATTACCATATGGTTTTGTTCCGTTCGACGCAGTAATATTATTAACATTCTGATTACCTGCTCCAAATAAAGTTCCCCAGTTTCCATCAATAGCAGGATCAACTTTCCAATACCTATCAAGATCGGATTGAGCCGAAGAACCAAACTTAAGATTTCCTGGAACTGCTGGAGAACCACCAGTAAATGATCTTATATTATTAACTCCACTACCTGAGAGAGTAAAACTATATGTTTGTGCGTTACCTGTAGAAGTATCTGTTACTGTTACGTTGAAAGATGAGTCTTGAAAATAACTACTGGTAGAAGGTGATTCAAGATATCCTGTGGTTGTATTGAATGTTATATTAGTACCAATTAAACTATCACCAGTAATTGTCCATGGTCCTACAGAAAGACTTTCTCCACCAACAGCAACAGCATTTGAATACCCTAGATTAATACTAATATTAGAGTTATGTGCAATAGGACTTTGACTAATTGTTCCTTGTCCTTGATCCCATGTGTATTGTTTCATCACAAAAGGGAACATAATACCTCTATTCACAGGAGGAGTAAAAGTTTTAGTTACATAATTATAGTACCCAGCATCAACGGGAAGACCAGTACCAATATTTAAACCAGTATTATTAGCTTCTTCATAATCGGTTCTAGTAGTTAAAGATACACTTCCATAGTGAGGACCATCAGTTTCTTGGAATGTACCAGTAACGATACCCATAGAAAATGGTCCAGCACCACCAACATTAACATTGCTAGATGTAAATACATTACTGGTACCAAGATCAATTGTTAAAGTATTTGCGACAGCATCTTCAGCGACGATTCCCCACCATTGTCTAAGTGCTTCAGTTAAATTAATATTACCTACAATTGTTGCTGGTGGATAAGGTGTTCTGATTTGTACTTTTTTGTTTATATTTCCTAAAAAATAACTAGCATCTGCTGGGTTAAACTTAACTACAATCTGAGAAGATCCATTACTAGTTGTAAATGGATCAGAGACAAGTTCTCTTTCATCCATTCCATTGATAGGATAGTTAGTATTTCTACCAGAATCTGTCCTGAATCCTGGGTTAGGAGTGTTAACCCAGTCTTTTGCTTTTTGTGGTAACCCAGTGGTAGTGTAATCATAATTAAAATAGTCCAACCATACTGCTAAAACACCAGCAACAATAGGTGTTGAGAAAGAAGTTCCACTAATATTAGAGTACCATGTACTCCACGATGCATCTAAGTAACTCGTTGTGGTTGTCCAGTCATACTTAGGACATTCAACTCTAGTTCCAGGAGCATAAACATCTACAGCGTCTCCGTAGTTAGAAAAATCAGCATAGGTATCGTTCCATTCAGTAGCACCAACTACAACTTTAGGTTGATCGTAGTCAACAGCATTAAATCTATAATCTATTGGTCCTCCAGTCCTACTTCCAGGTTTCATTTTTGCTTGAAGAGGACCTAAGAAAGTATCACTTGCTGATAAAAATCCATTACCAGCAGAGCGACAAATAATAATATTATGTGACCTACAAACAGTGCTTTCAATCTCATCTAAAATTTCTATATCATTGTATGGATAGTCTGTACCCACATCATTTAATTCAATGATGGGTGTGCCTGCACTAGGTTGTGTAGCACCAAAAGAAGCATTGATAATTGATGGTCTATTGTTATTTTTATAGTAACCACTATTAGTAACATGATGATTTATGACTGCTTGATATGCTGCAGCAATATCAGAAAATGTTCCAGCTAACTGAGAATTGAATGCTGCGAGTGAATAGATACGTGCTTTCTTAGCAACTCCATATCTGTATCCAGCTGCAAGAACTGCACAAGCAGTTCCATGTCCGTTAGTATCTTCATTAATATTTGGAGTAAAGGCAGAAGCACCATAATGACTCAAAGAATATACTCTATAGTCTCCTTGTTCTGATGCACCATCTAAATCAGCTCTATTATCTGGATGAAATAATTCTGGATGAAGTGCTGCTCCTGCACCAGTAGGTCTACTAGCACCTCTAACTCCACTATCAATCACATAGATATCAATACCATCACCATCTCCTCCATCCCAACTGAAAGTACCACCACCAATTGTTAATGCAGTTCCTCTACCATTCTTACTAATTCTATTCAAATGCCACGTATTATAAGACGGGGAAATGGTCATGTATCTATCTGGAGATGTAGCATACCTTCCCAAACCAGGTGAACTAGGAGTGTAGAAAAATAATTTATCAGCTGATGCACCAGAAAAAACTATATCAACACTATTCGTACCATAAGTAACACCTTGTGTGTATAAAGTACCACCTTTATGAGTACCATCTTGTGTCTCAGAAAATTTAAGAGGGAAACTGGACATCGAAGCATCAGTTACATCGAATTTTATTGTCCATCCATTTGGGAAACCAGTTATTACATTTGGAGATCTATACCAAGGAGCGCTACCATTTGGAGAAAATTCATATAAGTTTTGTCCGTTGACTTGAGTCACACGAACATATTGAGTTGCAGTATAAGTGTTTACAGCAAACTTTGTATTATCAAGAGGATCTAATACAGCATTATCTACCTGAATAGAATTAGATTCTTCCTCTATGGGATCTAATTTAATAATTGTATCCCAGAAACATGTGTGACCACAACCATGAACATCATTTTTTACTTGGTCAATATTTTCATCAGGAATTTGAAAAATTAATATACGAAAACTTTCAAGACTCTCTTGCAACTGAGCATAAGAAAGTCTCGCTTCAATAGAAGCACGAATGTCTTCTAGAGGAGAATTACCGCATGCTTTTACTATTAACCTTTTCATCTTACCCCCAATTAGGTGGTTCTAGCACAGAATAGAATTCCTCTAGTTCTATCTGTTTGATTATATGATCCTGTAATTATAGTGTAGATTTCTTGATTACCAACAGTAATTGTATCACCCTGTTGAATGTTTGCTGATGGAGTAGCGACATCAAAATCAATCATAGCAAAATCATTAGGTAGATAGTATGGTACTGGAGCCATTTTTATACTTAAAGGAAGACCTTTAATAACTGCGTTAAAGTTAGTACTATCGGGCATTATTTCTTTAGAGTAACTATTATTATAGTGACCACCCACACCTCTATAAGTATGATCTAAATTAGATCTGGTGTAGATATTAACGTAACCAGTAGTTCCTTCTTGGGAAGTTAATGATGTAGATCCATAAGTTGTACTCATAGAATAAGGTCCTCGACCTGTTTCGTAAGTTGAATCAGTTCTAGAGGGTAAGAATCCATACTCAGCAGATCTCTTAGAAAAACCACTTGAAACCGAGTTACCTGAGTCAAATTGACCAGCAAGAAAAGATTCAAATGATACGTAAGGTTGTGTTGGGTTAGCATCACCAGGTATGTGGATGATAGTAACACCACCTAAAAACAATTGATTGTAATCAAATAAACTACTTGTATAATCATGAACAAACCAAGTCATAAAAGTATTATCAGCTAAGTTAGTTGATGATAAGTTAGGTTGCTTGAAAGAATAAACAACAAATTTTGGATCAAGTCCAGACTGATATGATATAAGATCTAGAGAGTATGCATTGTATGCATTCCTATCTGCGATGGGTTCTAGATGATCATCATAATTAGCGGTAGAAAAATGTGAAGGACTATATGGGGTTGAAGTACCAGACCAACTATCATTAAGACGATATGAACCTGGGGAACCATACTTATCAAGATAAGGAGATCCTTTGAATCGAGCATCACCCAAATAATTTGCTATATCATACTGAGTTACATCAGTTGTACCTGCATCATTGTAATGAAAATCATGACCTTTAGCTTGACGTGCGTTACCATCAATAGTGTATGAAGTAGGGAGTGTTGTTGTTTGTGGAGCGTAACCAGATCCTGTAATAATATTAATTTCTACTTGACCATTAACATCATCATTAAATTGATATGCTTGATAAGTAATTCCATATTTTTTATTTTCCTGAACTTCCCTTCTACATACACCCCAAGGAGAAACGGCTGCTTGTCTATTTTGCTTATCAAAAAATGCGTTTGTTTGACCAAAAGTTGTAGGAACAATATTAGACTGTCCTGCAGCAACTACAGTAATTGTGTTGTAATTATTGTAAGCATATTCTCCTCTAAGATAATATGTTCCTGCTTGTCCTGGAGAAGGTTTCCATTTAAGATATTTACTATCTTCACTATAACTGGCGCCAGTATATTGTCTAGCACCTTGATTAACAACATTCTTAACCGACATTCCCCACTCGAACTCTTGTTCATATCCTGTGTTTCCTAAGGTAGAAGTTGTGAACATATCATACCATAAAAGATAAGTCTCATGATCAGTTGGAACTTTCAATAAGAGAGTATCGCCTTCAGCAATAGTAATATTTCCTGCAGAAGTATTTTTATTGGTACTGACTGCACCATTAGCATCAATACCAGTCAGGTTACCAGAAGAATCATACTCACATGTATATGTACTACCACCCTGAGCAACTCCTTCAATGTAAACAGTTACTTGAATATCCTGTACACCATTAGAACCATTACCACCAAAATCCAAATCATTTAATGTTAAAATATCTCCATTTGCATATCCAGAACCAGGACGATTAGGGTTTACAGATCTTACTTTTCCATTATATACACCTACCTGAAAGGTAGCACCAGTTCCACTCCCTGTCCAAGCAGTTGGAGCAACATCATAGTAATAATCCCAAGTAGCAGATGTATTGCGTTGAGTATTTTCTCCACCATAAGTAAAAGATTTAACACCAGCAACCAACCCAGTAACAGGACCCATGTGTGCTCCTACTGTAGTGTGTGCATCTTCTATCAAGTCGATAACATCACTTCTTGACCACCCAATTGGTTTACTATGTACAGTTCTTGTTACAGCCATCTTCTATTACGCCTCCAGTTGCAGTATTGTGAGAGTTGCGGTGATTGTTGTGTTTCCCGTTGTAAGATTTTCCACAGTCAAATAAATGTTATCACTAACAGGTGATTCAGTATTTCCACCAACGGTAAATGGAGTAATAATTTGTGCTTGATTCTGACCTGTAGTAATCACTTCAGCAATTACACCAGATCCAGGATCAGGGTCTTCACCAGAAGTTCTACCTGTATCATTAGTCCTTGCTTGGCTACTACTATATATGCGACACCATGCCGCATCAGATAAGTTAATTTGAATTAATGCATATGATTTAAACCCAGTTATATCTAACGTATCAAAAGTTCCAGGTGCTAAAAGAATTGTAGTTCCACTTACAGTTGTTCTACTGGAGAGAGTACCTCCTCCCCCTCCTCCTCCACCGCCAGTAGCACTAAGGATACCAGCAGCAGTAATAGAAAGACCTGATCCAACAATTACACCACCCAACTGAGATGATGTAGCAGGAACAATATTAGTAACACCTGAAGTTTGATCTACATTAATTGAAGGACCATTTTTAATACCACCAAGAGTAGTTGGTGATGCGATAGAAATTGCAGATGAGTTAGTGCTGAGAACTCCAGAAGAATCAATAGCTAATCCATTTCCTACCTTAACTCCTCCAAGAACTGTAGAAGATGCAGTTGGAAGAGTTACAGTAGCAATTCCAGTGCTACTATCAATCGCTAATCCAGAACCAATCTTAATACCACCTAATATAGTAGCAGAAGCAACAGGAAGAGATTGGACATTGGAACTAAGAACACCAGTATTACTGACGGAAAGACCAGCTCCAATAATTACACCACCTAAAGTAGCACCTGTTGCTGCGGGTAATGTATATCCACTAGGAGCAGCACTGATCTGTCCGTTTGATGGATCTATAGTAATACTAGTTCCGTCTACTCTAACTCCACCTAATATAGTAGTGGTAGCTTGAGGTAGTGTATATCCACTAGGAGCAGCACTGATCTGTCCGTTTGATGGATCTATAGTAATACTAGTTCCGTCTACTCTAACTCCACCTAATATAGTAGTGGTAGCTTGAGGTAGTGTATAGAAAGAAGTAGGTTTGTTGAGAATTTGTGTTAATCCAGAAGAAGAATTCCAATCAGCATTTACTGGTTGAACACTATTGAAAGTAATTCTATTGTTAGCAGGTTCATGTGTTAATGTCGTACCACCTAGAGCAAGAATCTGATAACTAGATGTTGTACCATCCGTAGCGGTAAGAGTAACTGTAGCTTCGTTACTTGCTAAGGTAGTTCCTACAGAAAGAGTATAGTTATTTAAGTTGTAATAATTAGTTCCATCGTTTGTCCACTCCCACTTATCAGTAGATTCATTCCAACGTAATACTGTATCGGTTTCAGTACCTCTATCAATTCTGATTGATCCATTTTGTGATGGAGATCCTGTCGTACCGTCATTAATAATAATCTCATTGTTAGATACGCTGAGAGTATTTACGTTGGTGTTAGTTGTTGTTCCTTGTACAAGTAAATTACCTGTGATTGTAAGGTCACCAATAGTTAAATTATTGGATGTAGTATTACCTCTACCTGTAATAGTATCAAGAGTATCAGACTCAGAAGTTAGATATGCTGGAGTAAAATTTTCCCACTTTGATGTAGATGAGTTATACTTAATCAGATCACCTGTAACCAAACTCGATATTGTTACATCAGTTAGATCAGGCAATGCAACTTGAGTTAGATATCCAGCAGTACCATGATCACCCCATCCATATGCAGCATTCCATTCTGATAATTTTGCTAGTGTGATACTACCAGCAGGAGAAGCAGTAAATACAGGGTCAGTTTCTGCTGCTGTAGCAGCATTTCCTGGTTCCCATTTACCAGCAGTAGAATCCCAGATAAGTGCTTGTCCGTTTGTTGGTGCCGCTGTTGCTGTATCAACATCATTAAAAGTATTGATAGAAATATTAGCGAGATCTCCAACAACTAGGTATCCTTGAGTACTATGGTCTCCCCAGTTGTATGCTGCATTCCATTGAGTAGATCCAGAAGATCCATTCCCTGTAGTAATACCTCCAGTAAATGTTGCATCAGTTGGATTAGTAAAGTTAGCAATACCACCTACAGTTAAGTTTGTTATTGATATACTAGGGTTACCAGATAATCCAGTAGCACTACCAGAAATATCTGCACCAGCGATGGTTGATGTAGATGGATTATATGTAAGAGTATTGTCTGCAAATGTTTCTACGTTACCAGTAGCAGCAGATCCAAGAATTAAAGGTAGTTGAAGATTATCAGTTGCCTTTGTTGTTACGTTAATAACATTATTTAATTCATTCAACCATTCAGATGTACCATCATATCTTATGACTTGATCTGTTGTTAGAGAAGTTAGTGATACATCTGTTAAATCACCAAGAGCAGACGCTCCACCTCCTCCACCACCAGAAGGAGCAAGAGATACCCAAGAGGTTCCGTCCCACTCCCAGGTAATACCTGCTGCGGTGTGTGTAGCTCCTGGTGAAGGATTCGATGGGAATGTAATAGCCATAAGGGTATTTATTTAAGTCTTAATAATGAAAACCAAAGCATAATATGGTGGTAAGTTGTTGTGTGCTTGTCCACCACCTTCGTTACTCATACTAAATGTATCAGCAGGATAACCACCAGCACCACCATATCCAATCGAGGTAGAACCTCCACCTGGAAAATATTTCTTATTATCGAATGTTGTATCATGTTTATGTGCTGGCATTTGATCTGTTGTTAAGGTCACTGTTGATTCACCACCAGTAGCACCAGCATTATAAGTGGAACCAGCACCAACAATAAACCTATCTCTCAGATCGGGAACGTATTGACCAACGATTGCTGCTAAAGCACCGTATGAACCAGTTGATTGTCCATCACACAATAACCAACCTGCAGGTGCTGTTGATCCACCATACATTATAATAGCTCCAACAGGAGCAGCTTCAGTAACACGAGCATCTGCTACCCATGCGCTAGTAGATGCCGACCATCTTACAACGTCTCCCTCAGCAAAACCACTACTTTGTGCAGTTACAACTTCTTTGCCTTCATAGGTAAGCACACCATTAGGAGCACCAAGAGAGAATGATTGTGGAGGATTCTGATCGTTAGTAAACTTAATACTATTATCACTTAAGAATAGGTGTCTTACTTTTTTCTCTGCTGTTCCAATATCATAAGTAGCATTTGATGTAGGTACAATATGGAAATCATATTGACCCATCAAACTCTCGACATCACTATCACCATATCCAGCACCAAGATCAGAATAAGTAGTACCATCATTAGTGAACTCCCACTTATCTGAAGTTTCATTCCAACGAATTTCTACATTAGTGGATGTACCTCTTTCAATTGTGAGTCCACCATTTTGTGATGGTGTACCTGTCTCATCACTGTTAAGAGTAAGATTAGAATCTCCAATATTTACAGTGTTACTATTGACTGTGGTTGTCGTTCCGTTGACTGTTAGATTGTTACATGTAAAGTCTCCAACTGTTGCTGCTAGAGCACTTGTATTGCCTGCTGTTAATACTTCATTTAGTGTTGGTGCAGTACCAGTTAAATCGGGAGCCATTTCCCATGAAGCACCATTATATTTTAAAATATATCCATTCTGAGCATTAGAAACTGCATCTACATCACTAAGATCATTAAGAGCAAGTGACTGTTGGGCATTTAGAACATTTATTGTTCCAAACATCGCAGGATGTGCTGTACATTGATAGTACAATGTATCAGGTGCATTCATTGGAACAACAAATATTAAATCTGTATTATTAGCTGCATCGTTATTTGTTACACCACTATTATATTGTGTACCACCACCTGCTTGAGCAGTAGTCGATTGAATTCTAAAAGGATGTCCACCTGTTCTATTTTTAAAGACATATGTCTGACCTCTTATGAGGTATAGAGTTGGATCCTCAGCGTTTGTAGGGAATCCTTCGCCAGCAAATACATAATGAGTCGCTGCTGTTTGTGTAAGAGTCCATGAGATTACTGGTTGTCCAGGTATATCGTCAAGATTATTTGCTACCCACTGACTTGTTGTACCATCATACTGTAATACATCTCCAGTAGTTATAGTTCCAGTGGTTACATCAGTTAGAGCATTAAGAGTTGTTGCTCCACCACCGCCTCCTCCAGATACGGTAGACCATGTGACGCCACCCGATCCATTACTGGTCAAGACCTGTCCACTAGTCCCGTTGGAAGTTGGGTAAGTTAAACCACCAGCAACTAATCCATCAGTGTATACAAATCTCCATTTCTTAGTTGTGCTACCAAGATCAAATGTTCCATCAGTAAATGGTAGTGCAGTTCCATTTAAACTCATTCCTGCAAACGTAGGAGAACTAGTTGAATCTAAACTAAACTGTGTTCCTACTAGATTGATACCAGTTCCAGCAGTGTATGTTGTATCAGTATCAACCTGTGCTACCCAAGCATAGTCAGTACCGTTCCAACTTAAAATTTGATTTGATGTAGCACCACCAGTGTTAAGGTGAGAATCTACATCACCAACTGTAAAGGATGTACCACTACCGCCACCACCTCCAACAGGATTGGCATCAACCCATACAGTAGAGTAGAGAATTTTTAATCTTCCTTTATCTGATTCCCACCATAAGTCACCTGAAGTAGGGTTAGCAGGAGGGTTATCAGATATGGTTACATTAGCACCACCTCCACCAGAAGGAGCAGCAACAAACTCAAGTGCTGTTCCACCAGAGTTAACTGCAATAAATTGTCCAGGAGTTCCTAACGAAGATGCAGTATCACTTAGTCCTACAAAAGTAGTAGATCCAGTAGTTCCTGTTTGATCTGCTACCCAAACAAAATCAGTACCATTCCAACTAAGAATTTGACCTGCTGAAGCACTAGAAGTATTGAGGTGTGTGCTTACATCAGAGTCACCATAAGATGAGGTAACACCATTAGTCCAGTTACTTCCATTGTAATAAAGAACCTGACCTGAACTTGGAGATGAAATAGTAACATCAGTAAGATGATCTATAGCAGTTACAGTTGATCCACCACTATTACCTGCTGACCATACAATATTTCCTGTGCCATCACTTGTTAAAACTTGACCTGATGTCCCGTTGGTATTTGGATAGGTTAAACCTCCAGCAGTTAATTGTCCAACTGAGATATTGTTGATAGTGGTATTACCTCTAGTTGTTACACTATCAAGAGTATCTGTTTCAGATGTTAAGTATCCTGCAGAAGAATGATCACCCCAACTATACGCTAAATTCCAATTTGCTTTATCTGTATTTGTTGCTTGTAGATATCCAACAATAGAATGATCACCCCAATTATATGCTGTATTCCAATTAGAAATATTTGTACTAGTAATATTTGCTGCGGGTGATGCAGAAAATATTGGATCTGTTTCACTTGAAATAAATGAACTGATATCGGGTGGAGTAAATGTAAGTAGGTTTTGTGCAGAGTTAAATGTTAAACTACCAGAACCAGAGGGGATAGAGTTGTTGTTAACAACCATCGAACTGTTCTGTTGTATACCACCACCAGCTGTAACAGTAGTAGGAACCCATCTATTACCATTAGAACTAAAACTTAGAACTTGTCCATCACCAGGGTGTCCTGCTTGAACATCTAATAGATCTCCAAGTTGTGTGATACCACCTATGGGAATCCACTCACCGTCTTGATACATTTCAAGTCGGTTAGAAACATTATTATAAATTACAGATCCGTTTAGAACATTTAGATAATCACGTTCACTAATAGTTTTACTTGGGAACTTGATGTAATCTAGTGCTTGTAGTTCTGTAATTGTTGCACCAGTAGATACAATATTATCTGATACAAGATATCCTTTAAGTGTTAACTCACCTTGAATAGGTTCAAATTTAATTTTATCTGAACCAGCAAGTCCTCCATTGTTATTATATTGTATTGAGTAGTCACTACCACCAGCAACAATACCACCAGAACCTGCTGCACCTGTGTTTGGTGCTGTAGAAATATTTGTAATTCTACCACTAGGATCAACAGATATAACAGGAATGACTCCAGAACTACCATAAACTCCGTTAGGAACTCCAGTTAAGTTTGATAGTTGTGCTCCAGAACCAGTGTATGTTGTAGCGTTAACAGTACCAGTAACATCAATACCAGTAAAAGTAGGTATTGCACTTGCGCTAAGGTCTTGAGCAACAGAAAACTCTAGTCTTGTTCCAGTTCTTGTTAGAGTAACACCAGTACCAGCAGATAAAACTACCTCTTCAGAATTTCCAAGATTATCTGTTAAACGAATACTTTTTCTATTTGGTTGCTGTTGATTTTCTACAGATAGATTGTATGTTGTGTTATCAGCATTGATGGTTAGTCTTTTCTGGACATTATCTAAACTGACTAAAGCACTACCAGTACCAATAAATCTAACAATATCATTAGAGTCTACAGATGTGGTAACACTGTTATCTCCAATACTCCATCCATTATATGTTGGAGGTATAGAAGCCCAAGATGTATTTTGTCCATCGGTTGTTAGATACTTACTAGAGTTTGCTGCTTGTGATGGTAAGAATGCATTCAAAGCATCATTAGCATTAGTTTGACCTGTACCACCATATGCAATACCGATAGTTTGTGCTTCCCATCTACCAGCAGATAGAACACCAACAGATTCTAAACTTGATGCTCTGATAATATTTCCAAGTCCTGTGCTGGTAATAACTTCATCACCATTGATTTTATAAGTTCTTCCACTAGCAAGATCAAAATGCTCAGAAGAAGTCCATGAGTCATTAGTATTACTCCACAGAATAGTATGTGGAGAATCACCTTTAAGTCTAATTCCACCACCATCTGCTACAGAATCTGTAGGTATTACAACATCATTTAAGTTAATAAATTTGTCTTGAGTAGATACAGTAACTGTATTACTTGTAGTGGTTGTACCTTGTACAATTAAATTTCCACTAATAGTTACTTGCTGGAATGTAACAGGATCATTTGGACCTACAGGTTGTCCAATCTTAATCTTGTTATCACCAGTGATTGTAACACCACTCTCTCCAGTGTATGTTGTATTGTCGTCGTTAACATTGATGGTAAATGTTCTACCAGACTGGGTGATTGTCGCTGCACCAGTTCCGATAAGATTAAGATCACCATCGGTATAATTCTGTCCGTTAACACCTAATCGTGTAACAGTATTTGTATCAGTGAATGAAGAATCTATAGTAATTCTTCCACCACTTCTTGTAAGAGAAACATTATTGCCTGCTACAAGAACAACATCGGTGTATCCACTTCCAGATCCACCAGCAGACAATCTAATTACTTTATCAGTAGCAGGGTTAGCACCATCAATAGTGCTAAGTGTGTAAGTAGTATTGTTATCTGTGAGGGGTACATTGCTCCAACCCACTCCAGTAGTAGTCCTAGAAAGAACTTGACCAGTCAATCCAGTGTCACCATTTAAAGAGATGATACCCTCAACTACCAAAGATTTAGTAGAGGGAACTCGAAGACCTTCTACTGCTAAAGTAGGTCCACTATTGCTTTGATTGATGAGTTCATCTACTCTAATTTTAGACATTAGACACTACTTCCCCTGTAATAAAAGTATTTATCAGTTAGGGATAATAATGATCGTATAGTTTCTTGCTAGTTTCACAGTTACGTTTAAACTTAGTGAAAATATCAACAACCATATCATTCGCATTTGTTGGTGGTTCAGTCCATGAATCTATGTTTATGGGAGCATCATATTGTTGTGGAAGATCCCTAACCCATTGTCTCCACGTTTCCCAACCAGTATCATCTAAGTTACTCAATAGAATATAAGGATCAGATGATGCTAACATCTCATCCCTAGATTTTTTAGCCCTTGTACTCCAAGTAATATAATTTCGCATGTAATCTTCATCATCTAGTCTCTGTAACTCTGCATCCTGTTCTTCAACAGCTTTTTCTGCTTCGTTCCAAAGTCTTTCCGCTAAGGCACCGAAAGTATTTATCTCATCCTGAGTGAGAGATCTATGTTCTCCAGTGCTTAATTCTGTATCAGATTCAGCAGGAGCAATTTCATCGTTATAACGAATACACCAATACTTCTCATCAATTTCTTCTAAGAAATTTCTCATTCCATAGTATTTTGTAGAGTTCCACAGAACTTGACCATCATAGTCAGTCCTACCTCTCATAAGAAAAAATTTCATTTGCTTTCTTCTATCATGCCTTTATTATTTAGAGCAGCAGAAACAATAGCAGGGACAATTTTCTGTGCCTCTAACAAATTATCATGTAATTTTTTATTTTGTTCAGTAGAAATATTTCTAAAATTTTCTACAGCAGCTGCAGTAGACCTAGATTGTTGTGACGATTCAATAATTAACATAGGTAGAAGTGCTACTGTACAATCCCACTCATCAATCTCTTGTCCAGTCTGAGGATTATTACCTCTGATTTGAATCCACCATTTACATTCAAATTTTTTACATTGTCCATTTACCAACGGACACCAATCACCAGTTTCTAATTTCATTTTATAATTCTATGGGTCTAAGGAGACATTTCTTTGGCATATTATAACATCAATATACTTCACGTTCATGTTGATACTACCAGCAGATAATGATGGAGATCCATTAATATTTAGGGAGGTTGATGTAGTAATACCACCTTCATAACCTGGTTCACCAGTAAGATCCAAGTTTCCTCTAGAGGCAGTAATATCACTTGGATCAACTGCACTAACTCCTAAGTTTCCTACAGATGGTTCACCATTTACAAAGTGTGTATGACCTTGGTTACCACCTTCACCAAGAGTATTAACACCCTGATAACCTCTAGAACATGAACCATCATCCCAGTCTGCTCTACCATTGAAAGTAGCTCTTTGATAATTATGTGCGTGATGTGCTAACTCACCAACAGTCAATCCATGATGTCCTGTAAATAAGTTTCCTTTTCCTGGAGCACCATTAACAGTAAAAGAAAATCCAGATCCAAGGGCAGCATTTGGATTACCATTTAAAGCAAGGTTTCCTTTATTAACAGAGAATCCAGATCCAAAATTTGCAGTAACATTACCACTAACTCCTAAATTTCCTTGACCAGCAGTAGCACCATCAGTTCTACCCATAGCAAATGCACTGGTAAAAGCCATGCTACCACCAGTTCCACCTCCAGTTCCAGTAACAACTCTCAACGCTCCGTTATTAAAAGATCCTGTAACTTGTTGGTATCCACTAGGAGCAGAAGCCATATAAAAAACTATCCTTGCTCCATTAGGAACATCAGTTCTCTGGGGTGCGAGAGCAATAGTAGTATTATTTCCATTAGTTCTATTAAATGTAAGCGTACTTCCACTTATCGAAACACCATCAATATATCTACCATCTAAACTTTCTGTTGTAGTATTACTACCATCATTCTTTTCAGCATATATTTGACCGTTAGCTGGATTAAAATGCAACTGGTTTATTGCAATATCTAGTGCCGAATCTAGTTTGTATCTACCATCTAAATCTACAGTAACACTAGCAGGAACGTTAGATGACTGACCCGATGGGATATTTACAGTATTATCAATGGTTAGAACACCATTCGTAACATCAAAAGTAGCACTACCAATATAAGTATCTTGTTTAACATACCTAGCATCTAGATCAAAACTATAAGAATCACCGTTGCTAACAGTCATGTTCATAGTTCCATTACTGAATGTAAAGGAACTTACAGCAGTATCAACAGTGGTGATAGGAGCATACAATGTATCAAGATAATCGTATAGAGGTTCTGTTTCAATAGCAAATGTTGTATCACCCGCTCCATCATCTCTAACAAGATTCAGAATAAATCTGTTTGTGTGGTATCCAGCTGGGTTATTACCTGCTGCTGCAAATGCTCCAGACTTAATATACCAGTTAGGACCAGTGTCTGTAGTATATCTACCATCAAGATTAACAACAAGAGGAGCACTACCATCGTTAGCAGTTAAAGTTAAATCACCGTTTGCAGTGTTCCAGTTTGCTGATGTAATCTTTGCATCACTTGCACCAGCAATTGTAACATACCTAGCATCCAAATATGTTTGAAGATCAGTAATAGGTAGAACAACATCTGTTAAACCACCTGTTCTTTCAAGAGTTAGAGCACCAGTAATTTGACTGTAGCTTGCATCATTTACGTAAGAGTTTGTATCACTTGCACTAATAGCAATAACTTGTCCTGCCTGAACCATATTGATAGATCCAGATGCTTGGAAAGAAATACTTCCTGAAGCATATGAACCTCCTGAAGTGTTAGGTCCAGAAACTTGTAGTTGTGTAACAGTATCAGTGTTTGTATCAGTAGCAGCGATAGTAATATTTCCATTACTACTATCTTTTTGAACTGTAACGTTATTACCACCGATAATATTAACCTGATCAGTAGAACTACCCTGTCCTGTGCCTCCAGGAACTAACTGAAGACCGATACCACCTGTGATCTGAGCACTCGTTAAATCATATGTTGTATCAGCATCTGTAACTGCTGTAGAACTAACAGAGTATTCCATGTTACCAGTCACATCATTATATGCGACTGTGATACCAGTGTTAGCACTATTGTCTACCATTCCACCAACGATATCTTCCACCTGTTCTGAGGTTAGTACAGTATCGTTTGCATTTGTAGATCCGATAGTAATAGTATTACCAGATCTACTTAAAGTAATATCATCACTGGTTGTAAATACAACTTCCGAGTAGTTACCACTGTTATCAGTGATTCTAGTCTTAACATTATTAGTACTTGCACCATCCAGTGCAGTCATCTGATATGTGACTGGTGTAAATCCACTAGTAGACGGTAAATTATCCCAGTAAATACTACTTCCATCAGTAGTCAAGAACTTAGCAGATGCCGCAGCAACGCTAGGTGCGAGTGCTAAGAACGCAGCAGATGCAGTGGTTGTTCCTGTACCACCTTTATCAATTCCGATTACATTACCATTCCATGTACCAGTTACGTTACCACTACATGCGATAGATCCTGCTGCGAGTGCATTGGTAACAGTAAGGGCATCAAACGTAGGAGAATCTGATGTGTCTAATGCTTGAGGAAGACTGAACTCTGTTCCTACTAGATCAATACCAGTTCCAGCAGTGTATGTTGTATCAACAGAACTAATATTGAAAGTGCTTGAGTTCTGTGTGATTGTGGTACCGCCCGTACCTGAAAGAATCAACGTACCAGATACAGGACTACCACCAGATGTTTCTAAAGTAGTAATTGTGTTAGTATTAACAAAATTAGAACTGATTGTGATTTGATCACCTGCTCTAGTTAGAGTTACATTTGAACCACCAACAAATTCAACTTGAGATGAAGGAAACTGTCCTGAGGGATCACTAATTTGCACACCAAAATTACTACCAGAATCAACAGCGTTGACTTGAAAGTTAGGGAGTGTTCCCCATACCAGTTCTCCGTTGTTTCCTGTTTTAGGTATTTGATTTGCTACTGTTGACGCAGAACCTCCGTGTAATTCTACAGGTCCTCCAATTTTTAAGGTTTGATCAGCATTAATTTCAAGACCGTACGGAAATTCTACACCACCTGTACCTTGTTGATTAACTATCTGATCGACACGAGCTCGAGACATCCTATTATTTACCTAGTGCTTCCGAGGTATTTATATAAGACAATAAAAAAAGGGGTCTAATGACCCCTAACTTATGAGCTGACCCACCAGGGCAGGTTTTCAGTCTTTCCGAGACTCATCATCCTTTGTTTTAAATTCAAGTACATTATCAAGTGAATCCATATCGCTACCTGGACGTGTACCAGGGATAAATTCAATTTGATCTGCACCTGCTATGTAGTCAGATTCAAATGTGATTGGTTCGTTACTAAGATACCCTTGATAATCAAAATCTAAATTTATATTTCCAAGATCTACATCAGGAGTTTTAGAGTTGATACTTCTTATCAACTGTAGTGCTTTGAAAAGATCTTTAATGTTTTCATCTTTTTTATTATTAAGACAGGAAATAATTGCCTGTCTAAGTGAGTCCTCTGCTGTATCTAGATGGTTCTTTTCAGACATAATTTTATGAAGCATTGTGTGCATAAGCAGCGACCTCTGGATCAGGATCTAACCACTTGGTGTATTCAAAATCTTCCATAGCAGTGTCTAGTTGTATGGAATTATCCAGTAGGTACATATCGTTGTACCTCTCAGTCCATTCGTTCCATTTTTGAATGCGGTAGTCTGGTTTACCGTTAGTTTTTAAGTAACCTACCTGTACATATCGGTAGGGAAATCTTTCAAGTAAGACAGTTGGTTTCATGATGTGAGTGATTACTCGTTTATTGTAGCATGTTCTTTTTCATCTTGCAACACTTGTTTTCTACTCCAAAGTGCTACTAAAATTAGAACAACATAGAACAAAGTATCATCTATCATAACAAGGAAGAAAAGAAAACTACCACCATAGCGTAATGTGTCTGGAATTCTTTTAGTTATTCTCTGTATGAAGGGAGATATATTTCTTTCAAATTTATAGTAAAGAATTGCAGCGACCGTCACTGTGATCTCACTCATTGGAACAATAAAGTATAGAGATAAGAACACAAAGATAGACCAGTAATGTCTTGGTGGTATCTTTCTAAGTAGTCTTACGTATTTTTTACGTAGCGTCATCATGATCTCTTAGATAATCATATTCATCTAAGTCCATACTAACACAAGATTTGACATCTTCAAAGTCTTTAGCAGGAACCATCATAACTTTTCTACCATCTTTTTTAACAATCAAAAAAGACTCGCCTTGCTCACATTTTTCAATGTAATTGTCGTAGTTTTTTTGTAATTCTTCTTCAGTTATTTCAACCATTGTTTATAAGTTTTTGAGTTTCTTCAAAATCTTTCTGGAAAATATCTAGACCTACATCAGTTAGTACATGTTTGTACATACCATCAAAGATCTTAGAAGGCATAGTAACTATATCAGCACCTTGTGCAAATGAATGTTCTACATCTCCTACTGATCTAATAGATGCAGATAAAATCTCAGGATTATTATATTGAGCAGCTATATGTAGTGGAAGAACCTCTCTAATTCTCCTGATTAGATTACATCCACCAAATCTTTGGTCATCTACACGACCTACAAATGGAGATAGGTATCTAGCACCTGCTTTTACTGCTAAGATTGCTTGAGATACACTAAAAATAAGAGTAACATTTACCTTAGCATTACAATCAGTATTAATTCCAAGATCTCTACAAACCGCAAGACCATCTGGATCACAAGGAACTTTAATAGTTGCTTGCTCACCAAATTTTTCAAACAAACGCATACCTTCGCTGAACATTTCTTCAACAGAACCAACAACTTCCATACTGATATCAGGAACACCTGCATCAATTAGTTCTTGGTATACATCCTCAGGATCTTTTCCTGATTTTCTGATAAGAGATGGGTTAGTGGTTACTCCATCAATCAATCCTGTTTCAAATCTAGATATGATCTCTTGTGTATCAGCAGAGTCAATAAAAAGTTTCATGTTTATTTAATTTGAAGTTCTTCTACATCCCAGTGCCACCCGATAGATTTTATGTAATCAAATGTATCATCCATATATGTTCTATCATCATTATCGTACTTCCTTTCACATAGAAAATTTCTCATTTCTATGATTGATCGGAAGGTTCCTTTATGAGTATAGTTTTCATCGTACAAATGATACTTCATGATTCAAAATAGTCTTTCCTGTAGTACCGTCCAAGGATGTTGCTATTATAGTACATTGGCGACCCGTCGTCAAGTGCCTCAGTTAACACATTGTTTAAAAATAATTGTCTTGTCTCTTCGTAATTTGTTTTACCTAGAGTTTTATGTAAAGATTTTATCTCTCTGGTAAACGAATCTCTTCCCATCTCTTTGATGTCCAACTTGAGTTCGGGGCACGATCCATAATATCTCTTCCAGTCTGATTCACTTGTAACTCTACGCTTTCCACCTCTGGGTTTCCTCTTCTGCACGAAATACTTTCTACCGATGTACTTTTTGCCTGTTGACTTATTAGTAATGACGTAGACGTAACCGAAGAAATCGCCAATGTCGTCAGAAGTGAAAGGTTTACCCTCATATATCCAGGGGTTTTCATAAACTCGTTCCTTAACCACTTGATCATAATATTACTCTCCTATATTTATAGTTGTATACAACAGGTGCTTGCCTGTGGTGAGTCTTTATTTTCATAGATGTTATAGTAATTAAACCCATGGTATGAACAGATGTCTTCTATCATTTCCATAGATTGACGTTTACTAGGAGCACTATCTATAAAGACCATACTACCTCTTGATAATGATGGTAGATACTTGTTGAACATGTCTTCTATTGTCTTAGGATGGTGATTATAATCAGAGAAAATCATATCAACACTCTCTGGTTCTAAATGTCTACCAACCTCAGTGTAAAAATCTTCAACGAGACATCTATAAAAGGTAACACCATCTTGAATATCAAATTTATTATACAAATCTACAATATAATTCTCATAAGAACGTTGTGATAAACCTACAATCTCTGCTGCTTCAACAAATTTACTTCCATCATCAATAGTATGTAAAATACCACCACCATTTTCTTTTATTGCCTCATTCATCCACAACGTAGATGCACCTAGACCAGTACCAAATTCTATTATCTGTCTAGGTTTTAACATTTTTACCCAAGAATACAGGTGTATGCAAAGATCCTCAGATCCAAATACATCTCCTATATCATCTGTATATTCTTTGATCTTATCAATCATTCTTCAGTATTGATATCACATCCAGCATCAATCAATGCTTCAGTAGCAATCTTGATTGAGTCTTTAGAAATGTCCATAGTGGTACAATCACGTCCTAGATTATAACATGCAAGAGCAGTAGTTCCTGACCCACAGAAAGGGTCTAAAACTTTACCATCAGGAGGACATGATGTCCTTACAATACGTTCAAGTAACTTAACTGGTTTTTGTGTTGGATATTTACGCTTGTTCTTTTCAGAACGTGAGATGAAATGAATATCATCCCAGAAATTTTGAATTGGAGACCCTTTGGACTCATCTAGATAGATCTTTTTGTACGGAAGATTAGCACCCCAGTGAATAAGATTTTGCTCGTGTAAAGTTTTAGTTTTATCTTCAGCAAATCTCCACCCATACTGAGGATTATACCCATTGTATTCATACATGTGACCAATACGAGACTTCTCTCCAGTCAACTTACCTAGTGCATAAAATCCTTTATCATCTTTGTTCTTAAAAGAGTTCTTAGCATAGGTTTCATCTAGTGGTTGATACTCTACATTGAAGTATGGATCACCTTTTCTGAATACAAGAATAGAATCTACTATGTTACCCCACCCCTTACGGATGTTGTTCTTAGGTCCAGAACGTTTCCAAGAAATATTTGTATAAAACTTAGACCTAACGTCCTTTGTAATATCACCTAAGACTAAAGCATTAGAATCAAAGTTGTTGTGAGCATACAACCAACCATTAGGTTTGAGTGCAGCAAAACAATCTTGAATTACAGATGCATACCACTCAATATATGCGTCTGTTGACTCCCATTTATCATCAAATGCTACCTTCTTATCTTTTTCAAACATAAAAAATTCTCGATCCAATCCGAAGGGAGGATCGAGATATACAACATCATATTCGTCATCATAATTTGAAAGGTTTTCAACCCTTTCTCTCAAAATTTTGATCATAATTTAAAATTAGAAAACGTATCTTTCTTTACGTCTTGTTTAATACTACCTATCATGTAAGATTCTACTTCTGTTTCTTGTGGTGCTACTTGTAGTCCTTTAGAAGACAACCAGTGTGCTGTCCATGGAAGCGGATTGTTAGCGATTGGAGCATCGAAGATAGGATTTAGTCCAATAGATTTTAGACGGCGGTTAGCAGTCCATTCTACGTACTTAGAGAGTAGTTTGTCGTTTAAACCGATGATAGATCCATCTTTGAACAAGTAATTTGCCCAAGACTTCTCTTCTTCAACGCACTCTCTGAACATATTATACACGTTTTCCTCTTCTTCCGCAACTATTTGTTGCATATCTGCATCATCACCCTTCTGCCAGTTCTTAATAATATTCTGAGTCACAGTCATGTGCTGTGATTCATCTCTAGCAATGAGTCCGATGATCTTAGCAGATCCTTCCAAGAGTTTAAGTTCGCCGAAGGCGAAAGAACATGCAAACGATACGTAAAATCTAACTCCTTCAAGGATGTAGACATTCGCAATCGCTCTGTATAGTTTTCTTTTGAGTTCATATAGTTCATTTTGTGCTAGTGGTACTCCAGTTAGATTATGTTCCCACATTCTTCCAGACCCATATTCACTTGCTGCCTGTAAGAAATTATCATATGCTGCTGTAACAGACTTTGCTCTCTGTAAAATCTTTTCATCATCTAGAATAGTATCGAAGACCTCTGATGGATCAGGGTATACATTCTTAATAATGTGTGTGTATGATCTACTATGAATCATCTCCATAGTCTGCCATATGTTCATGCACCCTTCTAACTCAGGTAGTGAGCAGAAAGGACTAAAAGCCATCCCAGGACCACGCCCTTGTACAGAGTCAAGGAGGATCTGATACTTGAGATTGCTAGTAAATATGTGTTTCTGTGCATCATTTAGAGTCTGATAGTCAGCACGATCTTTTTGAAGAGATACCTCTTCTGGACGCCAAAAATAACCCAACTGAGTCTGTGTTAATCTGTCGAAGATAGGGTACTTAAATTTATCATAACGTTGGACACCAAGGGGAGGTCCAAAAAACATTTTTTGTTTTGTGTTATCAACAATGTCTGTGTTAAACACAGTCATTCCTTTAACTTTAGTACGCATTGGTTCTCCGTTGGTTCTAAATTTTGCAACTGTCACAATCTTCCTCCTGTTCTGCAAAGATATCGTTTAATAGGTTCTCTAAACCTTGTTTCTTTTCTTCTTCTTCAGAAAGATCAGTCTTGACATCATATGTATTCTGGTAGTAAGAAGTTTTCCAACCATATTTGTATGTGGTTAGGAAGTCCTGCGCCATCAAAGACACTGGTACCTCATTGTTATCATAATTTTCTGGGTTGTAGCTCCAGTTACCAGAAATTGCTTGGTCAAAGAATTTCTGCATAGCAGCGACAACTTTAATGTAACCATCATTACCCTTCATTTCCCAGAGAAGAGTGTAGTTATTCTTGTACGCATAGTACTGAGGGACAATTTGCTTAAGAGGTCCTTTCTTGGACTTCTTAGTGGACAAAAAGGCACGGGGTGGTTCGATTCCGTTTGTTGCATTAGACACAACGGAACTGCTTTCCGATGGCATTTGTGCGGACAAAGTGCTGTGCCTGAGTCCATAGGTTGCGATATCATACCTAAGACCATCCCAATCATAATTCAACTCCTCACCGCAGAACTCATCAATGTCTCGCTTGTATGTGTCGATTGGTAAGACACCATCTGCATACTTGGTGCGATTAAAGTATTCACATGCACCCTTTTCTTGGGCGATTGCGTTGCTTGACTTAAGGAGATAGTACTGGAAAGCTTCAGACAAGTCGTGGACTGCTTTCCATGCGGCAGGATCGTCATATTTGTAACCGTTCTTTGCTAGGTAGTGTGCAAGTCCGATAAATCCAACACCCAAGGAGCGACGTGCAAGCGTACTAATTTTTGCTGCCTCTACTGGGTAATTCTGATAGTCAATAAGTTCCTCTAGACCTCGAACAGATAGGTCACAGAGATTTTCAAGTTCATCTAACTTATTGATTTTGCCTACGTTGATAGCAGACAGGATACATAATGCGATTTCACCCTCTCCATCAATGTGTTGTAGAGGATCTGTAGGCAAGGTAATTTCTTGACACAGATTACTCATGTTCACTTTGTCTTTAAATGAGGAGTGAGTATTACAATGGTCGATGTTCATTAGATACAAACGACCAGTCTCTGCACGTTCTTTTAAGATGTCCAGAATAAGTGCTTGAGCACGGACAGTTTTCTTCGGAATAGTCTCGTCAGATTCATAACGTGTATAGAGATCATCAAACTCGTCAGTCCCAAAAGCATCGTACAGACCTGGGACATCGTGAGGTGAGAATAGGGTGATGTTAGAATCTTCGATGAATCTTTCATAGAAAATCTTTGATGTTTGAATTGAGTAGTCAAGTTTCCTTACCCTATTATCTTCTGTACCTTTATTGTTCTTGAGGACAATAATATCCTCTATTTCTTGGTGCCAAATGGGGAAGTGGACAGTCGCTGATCCACCTCTAATGCCGTTTTGAGTGCAACATCTGACAGTTGCTTCAAACTTTTTGAGGAACGGTACAACACCTGTGTGTTGAACTTCGCCGCCCCTGATTTTAGCGTTGATCCCACGGATCCTACCTGCGTTGATACCAATCCCAGCCCTTTGTGCGACATAACGACCAATGGCCATATCAGAAGTAAAAATACTATCCAAGGTGTCGTCACAGTCAACCAAAACACAAGACGCAAACTGCCGAAGAGGGGTGCGAACTCCTGCCATGATAGGGGTGGGGATGTTGATTTTGTGTCTACTCGTTGCTTCGTAGTATCTTCGTACATAGTCTAACCTCGTGTCCTTTGGATAGTCTTGGAATAGTGTTGTAGCAATCATTATGTACATGAACTGAGGAGTCTCATAGACCTCCCCACTGCTACGATCTTGTACAAGATATTTATCCGCTACTTGTCTAATACCTGCATATGTAAACAAATAATCTCTCTCATGATCAACAAAACTTTCGATCGTTTCCCACTCAGATGCGTTGTACTTATCAATAATTCCTGCGTCATATACACCACGCTCTACACAACGTCTCACATGCTCTAAAACAGGTGGATGACCATTTGCCCACACGTCAGCAAAGACTTGTTTCTTAAGTCCATACAGGAGCAACCTAGCGGCAACAAATTGATAGTTAGGAGTCTCTAAACTAATCAAGTCACTAGCAGATCTGATAAGAATTTCTTGGATTTCATCAGTTGTAATACCATCGTATAACTGGATACCAGAATTCATTTCTACTTGAGAAGAACTTACTCCTCCACCGAGACCTTCACATGCCTCTTCTACTACTTTATGAATTTTTTCTAAATTTAACTGTTCAACAGAACCATTACGTTTCTTGACTTGTGTACCGTGACCGTTGCTCATACTTTTTTCCAGTGGTTTAATTTTAATTTTGCTTCTAATCCTTGATAGACATTAGATTCTACCATTTTTTGCACGTCATGTCCAGCGAGAACCATATCATTGATATCTTTCTCTTGTATATTATTTGACCAGATGACTACTTTATCTCCTCTATCGACGGCGGTGGAGATTTTACTGACGATTTCTCTGTTACGAGGTTCGTTATCATAAACCCAAATATAATCGCTCCAACCAAACGACCTAGGATCAAGATCGGACCCAGCCATAGCAACCGAGTTTTCCAGGAACGTTGAGTCGAAGGGTCCTTCGACGATATAAATGGGTTCATTATGTTTTACTGTGTTTAATCCGAACAGTTTAGGTTTGTCTTCGTCCAACATGATCGTGATGTATCTTAGTTTTGCCTTAGGGGCTAGCGATCTGCCTTGGTATCCGAAGAGTTTTCCTTCCTTGTCCTTAAATGGGATGATTATACGGTCACTATCTTGTCTTAGAGTATCAAATGTTTTCTTTTGCTGATTTGTCCATTCCTTAAACTTAGGACAATAGTAGAAATGTTCTAGTTTTTTGATGCCTCTTTTTTCAAGATAGATACGTGCTGGGTGAGAACTATTTAGTTCAGAAATTTGCTCAAGATCAATATTTTTTGTATCCTTTTTTGCAAAAATTGGTTTTGGAAAATTGAACTTTGGATTGGGTGTAAAAGAACCCTTTCCAGTCTTAGATTTAGAGTCTCGAAACTTCTCCATGATGTAACGATCATGAAGTGTTGGGTCTTGATCCTTTAAAAAATTAGACAAAGTTCTACCAACGCCACAATTGTGGCATTTGTACACATAGTCGGTTTTGATTCTGAATATATATCCCCTTGCTTTGTTCTTATGTTTCTGTGAGTCACCACA